AAGTGGCAAAGAATAGAATATCCAAAAGAGTTAAGTAAACTTAAAAACATATTTGACTGGAGATCATATCCTGAAGAACAAAAAGAACAGTGGTATGACTACATAGACGAAGAGTTTAAAAGAAGAGATGAAGGCTTTTGGTTTATGAACAACAACAAACCTACATATATAACTGGTACTCATTATATGTATTTGCAGTGGAGCAAAATAGACGTAGGTGCACCTGATTTTAGAGAAGCAAATAGACTTTTTTATATATTTTGGGAAGCTTGTAAAGCAGATAAAAGATGTTATGGTATGTGTTATCTTAAAAACCGTCGTTCTGGTTTTTCTTTCATGTCAAGCGCAGAAACAGTTAACTTAGCTACAATATCAAGTGATAGTAGATATGGTATACTATCAAAAACAGGTGCTGATGCTAAAAAAATGTTTACAGACAAAGTAGTACCTATTAGTATAAACTATCCTTTCTTTTTTAAACCTATCCAAGACGGTATGGACAGGCCTAAAACAGAACTTGCATATAGAGTACCAGCTAGTAAGTTTACTAGAAAAAAAATAACTGCAAACGAAAAAGTAGAAGAACTAGAAGGTTTAGATACAACTATAGACTGGAAAAACACAGGTGATAATAGTTATGATGGTGAAAAGCTAGCTTTATTAGTACACGATGAAAGTGGTAAATGGGAAAGACCTGATAATATATTAAACAACTGGCGAGTAACTAAAACTTGTCTTAGGCTTGGTAGTAGAATTATAGGTAAGTGTATGATGGGTTCAACATCAAATGCTTTAGATAAAGGAGGTGATAACTTTAAAAAATTATACGATGCATCAGATGTCACTAAAAGAAATAGAAATGGTCAAACAAAATCTGGTTTATATTCTTTGTTTATCCCAATGGAATGGAACTACGAAGGATTTATTGATGAGTACGGAGTTCCAGTATTCAATAGTTCTGACATCGACGTGTTTGCCCCAGATGGTGAATTAATTGATATAGGTGTTATAGATCATTGGCAAAACGAAGCTGATGGTTTAAAAAGCGATCAAGACGCTTTAAATGAATTTTACAGACAATTTCCACGTACAGAAGAACATGCGTTTAGAGATGAAACAAAAAACAGTATATTTAATTTAATTAAAATATACGAGCAGATAGATTATAACGAAGAAACGGTTAGAGCTAACGGTATTACTACTGGTAATTTTCAATGGGTTAATGGTGTAAAAGATACTAGTGTAATATTTTACCCAGATCCAAAAGGTAGATTTAAAGTTAGTTGGGTTCCATCTCAACAATTACAAAATAGAGTGGTTTTAAAAAACGGTGTTAGATATCCTGGTAATGAACACGTGGGGGCCTTTGGTTGTGACTCGTATGATATATCAGGAACTGTAGATGGTAAAGGTTCAAAAGGCGCACTACACGGGCTAACCAAGTTCAGCATGGAGGACGCTCCTGCAAATAGCTTTTTTTTAGAATACTTATCAAGACCACCTACAGCTGAAATATTCTTTGAAGATGTATTAATGGCATTAGTTTTTTACGGTATGCCAATACTTGCAGAGAACAACAAACCACGTCTTTTATATTATTTAAGACGTAGAGGTTATAGAGGTTTTAGTATGAACAGACCTGATAAAGTTTGGAACAAACTATCAACAGCTGAAAAAGAAATAGGTGGTATGCCTAACTCAAGCGAAGATATAAAACAAGCACACGCTGCTGCTATTGAAATGTATATACAAAGTCATGTAGGTATGAAAGAAGATGGTAGCTTTGGAAGTTTGTATTTCAATGATTTACTAAATGATTGGAGTAAGTTTGATATAAACAAAAGAACAAAACATGATGCGTCTATAAGTTCTGGTTTAGCTATAATGGCAAACAACAAGCACTTATACAGACCTAATGTTAAAATTGAAAAACCAAAAATAAATATAAGTATTTCCAAATATAGTAACACAGGAAGTAATTCAAAAATAATAAAATAATATGGCATATACTAGTAGAAGTTATTTTCCCAGCCAAACAGTTAGCGATGTTGAAAAACTAAGCTATGACTATGGTTTGAAAGTAGCTAAAGCTATAGAGACAGAATGGTTTAACGATGATACAAATAATAATAGATATAGAAATAATTACAATAATTTTCATAATCTAAGATTATACGCTAGAGGAGAACAGTCTATACAAAAATATAAAGATGAGTTATCTATAAACGGTGACTTATCTTATTTAAATTTAGACTGGACACCTGTACCTATAGTTTCTAAGTTTGTAGACATAGTTGTTAACGGTATAGCTGAAAGAACATATGATGTAAAAGCTTTTTCACAATCACTAAATGGCGTTCAAAAAAGAACTAAATATATGGAAGATATATTAAGTGATATGAAGCTTAGAGAGTTTGATAACTTTGCTAAAGAAGCTTTTCAAGTTAACACTAAAAAATCTCAAAGAGAAGAGTTGTTTGAAACAACAGAAGAACTAAAGCTTCACATGCAGTTAGAATACAAGCAAGCTGTGGAAATAGCTCAAGAACAAGCTTTAAGTGTTTTAATGGAAGGTAACGATTACGAGTTAATTAAAAAAAGATTTTATTATGATTTAACAGTGTTAGGCATAGGTGCTGTTAAAACTAATTTTACAACTTCTGAAGGTGTTACTATAGACTATGTTGATCCTGCTAATTTAGTTTATTCTTACACTGATTCACCTTATTTTGATGATATATATTATGTTGGTGAAGTAAAGTCAATACCAGTTAACGAATTAGCTAAACAGTTTCCGCATTTATCAGAATCAGATCTTGAAGAGATAATGAAAAACAAGTCTTACCACAGAGACACAAACAGAAGTAGATATAACTCTGATAAAGAAGACAACAATAAAATACAGGTACTATACTTTAATTATAAAACTTATATGAATGAAGTTTATAAAGTAAAAGAAACTGGTACTGGTGCTGAAAAAATAATACCTAAAGACGATAGCTTTAACCCACCACAAGACAAAGAAGGTGGTTATTCAAGGTTATTAAGATCTATAGAAACTCTTTATGAAGGAGCTTTAATATTAGGTACTGATAAGCTTCTTAAGTGGCAGATGGCTAAAAACATGATGAGGCCAAAGAGTGACTATACTAAAGTTAAGATGAACTACGCTTTAGTTGCTCCACGTATGTATGATGGTAGAATAGACTCGTTAGTAAAACGTATAACAGGTTTTGCAGATATGATACAGCTAACTCATTTAAAACTACAACAAGTTATGTCACGTATGGTGCCAGATGGTGTATATCTTGATGCTGATGGTTTAGCTGAGGTTGATTTAGGTAATGGTACAAACTACAACCCACAAGAAGCTTTGAATATGTTTTTTCAAACAGGTAGTGTTATTGGTAGATCATTTACAAGTGAAGGTGATATGAACCCAGGTAAAGTACCTATACAAGAAATAACAAGTGGTAGTGGTGGTAACAAAATGCAAGCTCTTATAGCTAATTACAATTATTATTTACAAATGATAAGAGATGTAACTGGTCTTAATGAAGCTAGAGATGGTAGTATGCCAGATAGAAATGCTTTAGTTGGTGTTCAAAAATTAGCAGCAGCAAATAGTAACACAGCAACAAGGCATATATTACAGTCAGGTTTATTTTTAACTTCTCAAGTTGCAGAGTGTTTGTCGTTAAGAGTTTCTGATATACTAGAATATTCACCAACAGCAGATGCTTTTGTTCAAGCTATAGGCTCGCATAATGTAGCAACGCTTAATGAAATAAAAGATTTACATTTATATGATTTTGGTATATTTATAGAGTTGTCTCCCGATGAAGAACAAAAAGCTATATTAGAAGCTAACATACAAATGGCTTTACAGCAAAAAAACATAGAGCTAGAAGATGCTATTGATCTTAGAGAAATACGTAATTTAAAAGCGGCTAATCAAATGCTTAAAATAAGAAGAAAGAAAAAGCTACAACAAGATCAAATGCGTCAACAACAAAATATACAAGCACAATCCCAAGCTAATGCCCAAGCAGCTCAAGCAGCTGCTCAAACTGATGTTCAAAAAGAACAAGCTCTAGCACAAAGCAAAATACAAATAGAGCAGGCAAAATCTCAATTAGAAATGCAAAAAATGACTGCTGAGGCAGAAATTAAAAAACAAATGATGGCTATAGAGTTTCAATATAGTTTACAGTTGAAAAACGCAGAGGTACAAGGGTTGCAAAGTAGAGAAGCAGAAAAAGAAGATAGAAAAGATAAAAGAACTAAAATTCAAGCTTCTCAACAAAGTGAGATGATTGAGCAAAGAAAGTCAGGTGGAGCACCTAAAAACTTTGAGGCTTCAGGTGATATATTAGGTGAAGACTTAGATGTAGAGCTAGGCGCTTTTTCACCTGTTTAAAATTTATTAATTATTATTATATTATATTATGGAAGAAAACAAAGAAAACGTAGTTGAAGAAACTACACAAGAAAACGTTACTAAAGTAAATATTACTAAAGATACAGAAAGTGATAATATTACTAAAGTAAATTTAGATAAACCAGTAAACCAAAAAGAAAATGAAACTAAAGAAAGTAACGCTGACGATAGCGGAGTGGATGCAGAGCTTAAAGATGCCGAGCCTACACAAGAACAAAAAGAAATACAACCGGAAGCAGAAACACAAGAAGCTCCAATATTAGAAGAAATCACTGAAGAATCTACAGAAGAAGAAGTTGCTAAAGTAGAAGAAAAAATAGAAGAAGCTATAATTGAAGCAGATGCCACAGGAAAAGAATTACCAGAAGATATTCAAAAGCTTGTGAAGTTCATGGAAGAAACCGGTGGAGATTTAAATGACTATGTAAAGCTTAATCAAAATTATAGTGAACTAGATAATCAAGATCTTTTATACGAATACTATAAACAAACAAAGCCTCATTTAAATGTAGAAGAAATAAATTTTCTTATGGAAGATCAATTTTCTTATGACGAAGAAAATGACGACACAAAAGAAATACGAAGAAAAAAATTAGCGTTAAAAGAGCAAGTTGCCAGCGCTAAAGCCTACTTAGACGGGCGAAAGTCTAAATACTATGAAGAAATAAAAGCTGGTTCAAAGCTAACGCCTGAACAACAAAAAGCTATGGATTTCTTTAATAGATACAACAAAGAGTCAGAAGCAAACAAAAAAGTAATTCAGAAAAACACTGATGTTTTTACACAAAAAACTAATGAAGTTTTTAACGACAAGTTCAAAGGTTTTGAATACAATGTTGGAGATAAAAAGTACAGGTTTAATGTAAACAATGCTGAAGAGGTTAAAACAACTCAAAGTGATATAAGCAATTTTACCAAAAAGTTTTTGGATAAAAACTCTGCTTTAAAAGATGCTAAAGGTTATCATAAATCTCTATATACAGCAATGAATGCAGATGCTGTTGCAAAACACTTTTACGAACAAGGTAAAGCTGACGCTATGAAAAATAGTGTTGCTAAATCTAAAAATGTAGATATGTCACCAAGACAAAGTCATGGTAATATTGAAGCAGGTGGTATAAAGTTTAAGGTGTTGGGCAATAATTCTTCTGATTTTAAGTTTAAAATTAAAAACAAAAATAAATAACAATTTAAAATTTAAAAATTATGGCAATTAATCCAGGAACTGATTTGAATAGTGTCCCAAGCTCACAGCAGCAGACACTAGCAACAAATTATGTTGACTTTACAAGTAGCGCTACTGAAGGGTGGGCGCAACAATACCTGCCTGAGCTAATGGAAAAAGAAGCTGAGATCTTTGGACCTCGTACTATTTCTGGTTTCCTTTCTCAAGTAGGTGCAGAAGAAGCAATGTCTTCTGATCGAGTTATATGGTCTGAGCAATCAAGACTTCATATATCTTTAAAAGGTACTATTGATCAAGATGGTAATGTATCTTCTTCAGGTGCTAAAGGTAAATTTACTGTAGTATCTGATATTGATGGAAATGTTGTGGCAGATGGATTTGGTGCTTCAAATCCAGGTGACGCACACGGTGTTAGAAACCACGATGTTGTTTTACTTTCAACTCCAGGAGTTGTAGTTAGAGCTTTAGTTGTAGCTGTTGACGGAAACACTATTGGTCTTAGAGCATATAACGCTGATACTTTAGCTGCTTTAGCTGAGACAGCTGGTGGATGTACTTTACTAGTTATTGGTTCTGAGTTTAAGAAAGGTGATAACTATGATGGAGCAACTACAAGAGGTGCTAACGAGCCAAGCTTCAAAACATTTACTAACAAGCCAATTATCATGAAAGATTACTACGAAGTATCTGGATCTGATGCTGGTAGAATTGGTTGGGTTGAAGTTTCTTCTGAAGGTGGAGCTTCTGGGTACTTATGGTACTTAAAAGCTGAAGCTGACACAAGAGCACGTTTTATTGATTACTTAGAAATGGCAATGCTTGAGTCTATTCCAGGTTCTAACTCAACTAACGTTGACGGTGAATTAGGTTTATCTCCAGAAGGAGATGCTGGTACTGAAGGTTTATTCCATGCTATCGAACAAAGAGGTAATGTTACTACAGGTGTAACAGGTGTTAACGCAGCTACTGATTTAGCTGAGTTTGATGCTATCTTAGCTGAGTTTGATAAGCAAGGAGCTATTGAAGAAAACATGATGTTTGTAAACAGAGCTACTAGTTTAGCTATTGATGATATGTTAGCTTCAATGAACTCTTACGGTGCTGGTGGTACTTCTTACGGAGTATTTGACAACTCTGAAGATATGGCACTTAACTTAGGTTTCTCAGGCTTCCGAAGAGGTTCTTATGACTTCTACAAGTCTGACTTTAGATACTTAAACGATAAAGCTACTAGAGGTGGTATTAACGAAACTGCTGGTTCTGAAGCTTTAAGAGGTGTTATGATTCCAGCTGGAGCTTCTTCTGTTTATGACCAAACAGTTGGTGCTGCAGTTAGACGTCCTTTCTTACACGTTAGATATAGAGCTTCACAAACTGATGACCGAAGAATGAAGACTTGGGTTACTGGTTCTGTTGGTGCTGCTACTTCAGCGTTAGATGTAATGCAAATACACATGTTAACTGAAAGATGTTTAGTAGTACAAGGTGCTAACAACTTTATGTTAATGAAGTAAACTATTTTTAAAAGACCGGGGCTTCGGCCTCGGCCTTTTATTTTATTAATTTTATTATATATTATATTATGGCAAAAAAACAAGAAACAA